CTTCCTCAACCTCCTCCTCGGCCTCCTCCTCAACCTCTTCCTCAACCTCTTCCTCAACCTCTTCCTCAACCTCCTCCTCGGCCTCCTCCTCAACCTCTTCCTCAACCTCTTCCTCAACCTCTTCCTCAACCTCTTCCTCAACCTCCTCCTCCTTTTCAAGTAGGGGGGTAACCATCTTCACAGGGCTTACCGCATGGCTTACCGCAGGGCTTGTCGAAAGACTTACCGGAACCGTTGCCATCTTCTCGGGGAGATTGATCTCCAGGTCTCGGAGCGCATCAAACCACTTCCCACAACCATCGCTTGCCGCGCTAGGCACAGCAACAGCAGGAACCGCCAGCTGCGGCTGTCCCCCCTCCAATTTACGAATCCTCTCCTCCAAGGTTTGTAGTTGCGCCCCCATACTCTCACATGCGCTACAGTTCGTAGCACTCGTCGTAGCAGAACGATCGCCGGCAATAACCTCCTCAATCATCGCCAACCGCTCATGAATCGCCGCCTCCAAAGACCGGAATAGAGAACGTATCATAGCCATTTCTTGCGAAACAAACAAGCCATACCTGGCTCAATTTTTATCCGCGCCGAATATTAATCTGCATAACAGAGTCCAAAGTACTATCACGGTCCTTCAAAGGCTTCGAGCGCTTTAGACGCAGCCCCTCCTGCGCCTTTACCGTATTCTCCTTTTGCAGGCTACCGACCAAGGTATTCTTGATACTGGAATCAAAGAAGTCAATCGGCTTCGTGTCAATGCTCCCCAAGATGCTTACCATCGGCGGCATATGCACGTCCACACGCACATACCGCTTATCGATCGTAGCACGGAATGAGTCGATCGTCAACGGGCCCCCAAATAGAATCAACGACTCTCTGCAGGGGGCAGGAAACATGCGCCCATGCCCCTCCCTGTCATAAATGCGGTGCAGAAGCGCAACACGCTCCCAGCGAACATGGGGATCGATTGTCTCCTGTAGCAGGTATGAAAACGCGCACTGAGGGCAACAGAAATTCCCGTATACCATATACGTCCCGTTCACCTCTCTCTCCGGAATAATACAGGGTTGCGTGGAGAACGTGTGCGCGCACCAGAAACACGCAATATTACTCGTCTTAGGGAGCTGCTTCGACTCCGCCGTATTTTTAAACTGTACCATCAAATCAACCTTAGAGAAGCACTTGATAGCGCGCGACTCGGTTGTGCCTCCAGTTTCAAATATAGGGGTCTCCACGGGTTCCACAGCGTTCGTGGTGACCTCCGTCTTCTCCTTCTCCTTCTCCTCCTCTTTTATAGAAAACAGCGATTCATCCGTGGGATCATATGGTGCAGGTTCACCGTCGCCAGTCCCTTTCCGTTCGAAAACAATATCGTTGGAGCTGATCGGGAGATGGGCGATAAGAGGACGCCGCTGTTCCGTATGAAACGAGCCCTGAATACCGTCTGGAGTGACAACGGCAATTACGCTGACCGGCTTCTTGGTCCGCTTAGGCTTCTTATCTTCTGATGCAGTAACTGTTTTACGCTGTCCTGCCGGCATTTTCTAAATATCCATCGCTTCCGCACGTTTAGGCCGAATACGGCTCTCGTATAGGTCTAAGGTAATCAAACCTTATACATAAAAAGAAATGGATAGTCTTGGTCTTCCCCCAAGAATTCAGACACTTTTGACAACAATGTTGGAAATTCCGACAGCAAGATCCCACGTAATTATGATCGGGCCACCAGGATCCGGAAAGACAACCTCGGTGAAATATTTCGTAGAGTCGCTTCACAAGAAAAAGGGGTCCGGTACAATTTTTGGCCGCGTGCTATTTCTGAATGCCAGCGACGAACGTGGTCTAGAGGCAGTCCGCAGTCGCGTGTACCCGTTTTTAAGATCCTCGTTTGATGCCCTCTTCCCCACGAACACTGCCCCGAAAGTCATCGTGTTCGACGAGGCCGAGACGTTGACGGAACAGGCCCAGATCGCGCTCCGCCCCATTCTAGACGAATCCCCTGAGCGTGTCATGGTTATCTTCCTCTGCAATTCTATCTCCCGTATTCACGCCTCTATACTGCACAAATTTCTAGTAGTCCCATTCGAAGCCCCGACGACGAACGATTTCAATCACCGCATGAAACTCATCACAAAATCGGATGCTGTCTCCGAAATTTCCGGGGCCGATATCCTGTTTCGGAGAGGCGACATACGATTTTTCATGCTGAATCCGAAACGGTATAAGGATTGCGCGAAGGTCTGGACGGAGGTTTTCACAAAGCACGCGAGCGCCATGGACGGTCTCTTCGCAGATATCCTCCAGAAATGGACTTTTCCGGACGCAGCGATGTTCTGTATATTCTGTGCGAAATACACAAACTGCCTGTCGCATGAGGCCCTCACGAATCTTCTGGAAATAAGTGATACAGATTTCATAAAGCATGTCTCCATTTCACAGCGGTCGAAATTACTCGCAGGTTGGATTCGGCGCTTCGTCAAAGAAAAATTGGAGAACTCTGTCCGGGTCGTTTAAGTACAATGGCAACCCTCTCCTTTACACCTTTGAGAATCTCCACTCTTGTCACAACGGGTCATTTGGGTACCCCCATAAAACTCTCAGACCTCTTCTCACAAATGAATCGGCTTCTGATCCCTATAGGGGTGCCGAAGGAGGGTATTCTCAAGATGGAATACGAAAACCGGGTGATCGGGTTCTCCGCCAGAGACAGTCTGACGAAGCGACGAGTGAGTGAAAAGACATTCTTCAACCAGAGCACCGTGGTAATCCGGAAAATTCGCAAGGATACGGGGGACTTTAAGGAGGTCAATATGAAACTCTTCGCGAATGGGGGCTTTCAGATGACCGGTGTGACGGACGAGGAGTTCTCCAGAGACGTTGTTCTATGGGTGATCGACCTGTTCAACTCGTTCGCCGAACCCATCAGTACGGCACCCCTGAGCCTGAAAACATTCAACGTGCAACTCTTGAACAGTGACTACAAGGTGAACGCATTGATAAAGCGCGCAGAGCTTCACAAGATACTCTGTAGTACATATAATCTGTCGTGCACTTTGGAGACGACCATTTATCAGGGTGTGAATACAAAGTATTATTATAACGAGAGTTCTCCGGCAGCCTCTTCCGTAAAGAATCAGGGGATTTGTAGGTGCCCCCGATTCTGTACGGGTCAGGGTGACGGAACGGATATAGGAAAGTGTAAGCGAATCACGATCGCCATATTCCAGACGGGCTCCATCATTATTACGGGGGCGCGCACCCGCAAACAGCTTGACGAGGCGTACGACTTCATCAATGCGATCATACGCAGTCACTCGGCCGAAATCACCCGCCCGGTTGCGTAAAATTGACCGATACCCTTTCGTTGTTTACTCCAGATTTTAAATGGCATCTGCTCCCCCTACAAACCCGGCTCTATCTTCTGCCATGACCCCATCCGTGCAGTTACTCGTACAGGCAGCGAAGCTTGCCATCCAGCATGATATGCCGATCCAGCTGGATTATTACGTGGATACCCACGAGGGCAAGGCCTTTATGGGAGAGGATCAGGAGACCAAGGAGAAGATGCTTGTCAAGTCGAGCGACGAGTTCACAAGTCTCATTAAGAAGGTCTACAAGGTGGGAGAGGAGTATATCATTATGACGGAAAACAGTATTTACCTGGTTTCCGGGAAGATTCAGAAGCGGAGAATCCAGGCGCCCGCTCTTCGCGATTCGTGATTCGCGATTCATAAAATCCTAACCCTATATAGAAATGCCGAAACGTACGAGAAAGACTAGTCGCAAGGTGTCTCGCAGACGGGGATCTATGCGTGGCGGCTGGCAGAAACTTTCTCCGGCCGATTTGAATGATGCGAGTATGGCTGGACCGTCTGCCGCGTCTCTTTCACAGGGCGGGGAGTATAAAGTGATGCACGAAGGCCAGCACGGGGGCGGCGCGGCTCTCGGCGGTGCGCCGGCGTTTCAGAGCCAGACCTTACCGGCGAATCTGGTAGACTCGGCGCGCGTGGGCGGGACTCTCAATGCGTTCAACGAGATTAAGGGTATGCAGGACGGCGGCCGTCGCCGTCGCCGCGGAAGCCGTCGCAAGCAGGGTGGCGGTCGCAGAAGTCGCAAGGGTCGTGCAAGCCGTCGCAAGCACGGTGGTTCTCGTCGCAAGGGTCGCAAGCACTCTCGTCGCAAGCAGGGCGGCGGCGCGGCTATGCACCCGGGCGATGCGAATGCGGGTGGAATGCTTCTCACGGGTCGCCAGGCCGCCGGCGCGGAGGCGGCCATGAACCCCGAGTGGCAGCTCGCAAAGGATCCCGCATCTTTTGCGCCCAAGGTCTAAGTGAAGACGGCGCTCAGCACATTTAGAACATCCGCATTTTTCTTCAGAAGCTCCTTTTCGGACGCCTGAACTTCCATTGATATTATCAACTGCAGATTGCCTCGTTGCGCGGTACCGCGACAAGGCATTCCCTCTCCAGGTATGACGACCGTATCTCCCCGAATCGTTCCAGGCGGAATATCCACTGTGAGACCCCTCGGATGTGCCGGATGACCCTCCAACACCTTCTTACAGCCGAACAAACAGTCCTTCAAGGTTATTCCGACCGTGTTCGTCAGATCATTCTCCACCCGGTTAAACGTCGACATCTCGTCCGCCTCATTGATGATAATATGTACGTCGCCAGGCTCCTCATATTCCGGGTGATCGGAACACTCGTTCGGAAAGATCATTGACTCCCCCGGCTTCATGCCGGGCACAATTTCAACCTTCATCATCTTCTCCTGATTACTGAACTTTGCCCCATTACACTTCGAGCAGGTCCCGTGGGACACCCTCCCCCCGCCCCTACACACGGCACAAGGCCCTCTAGAAACTGCGTGCATTCCTGGCCCAATAGTTATGTGTCGTTCCACGGCCCCAGACCCATTACAGTCCCCGCAACTCTTCATCGTATCGGCCCCCTCGCCCTTGCACTTCGTGCAAAAAGACTGCCTCTCGAACTTCATTTGGATTGTCTTACCGTAAAAAAAGTCGCGCAGCGTCAAATGGATCTCATGCATCTTCGGAGGCGCCTTCTTCCCCTTCTTCCGCTGCGGTCCGCCTTGCGGAGGCATGCCCCCAAACGGAAACCCGCCGCCTCCGAACATCGCCCCAATATCGAAGGGAAAGCCGAAAGGCATTCCTCCTCCGTGCTGTTGATGCTGCATCTCCTCTCCTTGTACCTGGCCGGTCTGATCGTAAAAGGACCGCTTCCCCTCATCAGACAGGACCTCGTATGCCTCTTGGATCACCTTGAACTTCTCTGGATCACCCCCCTTATCGGGATGCAGAGTCTTAGATAATTTCAAATACGCCTTACGAATTTCTTGGGGCTCAGCATTACGCTCGATACCGAGACTCTCGTACAAAGATGGCATTCTTTTATGTCGTATAGAATCCTGTTTAGACCATTCTCTTCGCGTGAAAACACCCTAAAGATAAACATCTAGTAAATTTAGGGAATCATGGAGACGAGTCTAATAGGACAGGCTGCCGCAACAGATATATTGAATCGGGTGATAGACGATCCGCCGCATATTTTTATAACGGGTGCATACGGTTCTGGGAAAACGACACTCCTACGTGAATTCATCGCCGCCTATTTTGTAAAAAAGGGGTCCAGGCCGCATCGTGAGTCTATTTTATGGCTCTCTTCCGAGCAGGATAGGGGAATCCACTGTATTCGCCAGTCGGTTACAGAGTTCGTAAAACATACGAGTAATACACCTGGCGTTTATCGCTGGATTGTGATCGACGACGCCGACTCCTTGCCGATCATTTCGCAACAGGCGCTCCGACGCCCTATGGAGACTTATACGGATTCTACGCGGTTCATATTCTGCAGTCGCTATAAGTCGGATCTGATTCAACCGCTCTTCTCAAGATGTATGTATGTGGAAACGTCGGTCGTACCACCCTCTCAACTATTCGAACATTTTGCGAAACTGTACGATGCGCCAACTCTCACATTTTCCACAAGTTTCGTGAATTTGAGTATATGTACGGCGAAGACGAATACGGAAATTCGGAATATGATGCGAATTTTATGTGGAAATTACAGGAACAAGGGGGCTCACGAATTGACCGATCAGGACCTGCTAATGATGTTTTCGGCACCCTCGTTCTCACTCTGCTATAAATTGTTGGAGGCCTACATACGCAAAGACAGGGATGCAGCTACTCAGATCTTTATGGATTTGTGGAAGACGGGTATGAGCTATGAGGATTTTCTACAGGAGCTCGACGTCTCGTTTCAAACAATGAAGTATGTACCGTCTCACGTCTCTCAGGAAATTCACGAAATGTTGATAAAGGGGTGGATGAATTTCGCGCAGGGGAAGACACATACGCTTGACATGATGCGGCTCTTTTTTAAGGCCTAATAGTATTTCTCCTAGACAGACAGGTATGGCACATAAGCCGATAAAAATATTTCGCAAAGAGCCTGATCGTGGGACCGCCGAGTATTTTCTGCGTGAAATGGGGTTTCTCGGGTTCCACGATCTTCGTTGGTTCTGTAAGGGCGAAATTCGGACGGAGACGCTCACAGACTGGCTGCCCGTTCTGGAATCCTATTACATCCCCTGTAAGGCGAAGCGGTTCATTCATAATTGGACGGATACCACGCTGATCACGATTCTTCGGCATATCTTGCATTTATACGGGCATACCCTTCAAAAAGAGGAACGCCTGTATAAGGGTGAAAAGACGATGCTGTATCAAATTCAGCCGTACAAGTCCCAAGTGGACTTGAGCGGAGCAATTTTACAGGTGGATTTTCTATAATAGCGCCTTTTTAAACAGGTGGCTAATCACCATATCACTCTCCATAATCTGCTCCTCGCTCATGCGAAGAAACCACCCGAATTTCTCGCGCTGCTGTAATTCGCCTAGAGGGATCGGGAGATATGCGGCCTCCTTCGGGAAATGGAATGCGGCCGACGTACTTCCCGAGGTTGTTATCAGATCCTCGAGTTCGATGCGGCGCCTGTTCTCGCCCTTTCTCGATATCTCAGGTAGTCTGAGAACCTGTATCTGGTCCGGGAAAGTCTGTAGGGCATCTGCGAAGTCCCCACGCTCATCATGGCGAAACTCCGAACCACCCGTACGGAAATTCAGCCGCTCGCGCACATTCTTCTCCCATCTTACCCAAACCGGATGTTCTGGTTTGGGTGACCAGATGACGTCCAGGGCCGGGATAGCAGCCTTTGTCGTATAGGTTTCCTCCGTATTCGTTCCGAAAAATACCGTCTTATCCTTCGGCAAAGGCTTCAACTCGCCTTTCCAGAGTGTCGATGGGGACACCCAGAGACCCCCCCATTTCGCTAGGACGGCTGCGCGAATCCAATTCAGCTCCGGCTCATTGACGAACGTATCAGGATTACGCATTGGTTCAGGAAGAGAGTCCCAGCCGCCCAGACGGCCCGCGAGATCGGCCAGACCAGTTATGACTTCCACGCGAAAGTGGGTCTGATTGTATTTGACGATTGTCTGGTAGCACAGATTCAAGTAGGGAATATTGATTGCCCTCGAGCTGCGCCCCATATAGTCGTACCAGGAGCGACTATTCACGTCGCTATTGTTGAGGAAAACCCATAGTTTGGGGAGCTCCTTTCCACGACTCATATTATCGGTGTCCTGGAATAGGTCTAAGCCACGAAAATTGCTTACTGATCCCCAACCAACTAGAATTCCCGCTAAAACGACTACCCCGATAGTGAGAGCATATTGTGTTTTCATGATGTACCTAGTTATACGGGCGAAAATACTTGACGGCAGGCTTTGACGGCAGGCTTATCGCCTATCCGTGGTGAGAACAAGCTGCTTCATTCGCTGAAAGTATTGATCCGCCTGTGTCATTTCCTCCGCTGCCCGAATAGTCCTTTTTTGCTCGTGGCGCTGCTGATGTTGCTCGGCAGCCTGAATGGCCTCCAGCTCGGAATTCGTGAGAGCGGTCGGCGCCTTCTTTCTGGAATCGGAATACACGGCGAAATTCCGATCCTCGACGGAGACATTCGCGACCTGGTTACTGAATGTGTTTTCGCTCGTGTAGGCCTTGCGCAGATCCGTGTAGCGCATATGGCCGCCTGCAGGTGCCGTATAATCGTCGGACGCCCCGCGACCAATCTCCACACCGTGTCCGGGCGCTAATGTGATCGCCTGGGGAACGGTGGCCGTTATAGCGGAACCTGTCGCCCGTTTCTTGAACTCGTCTTCAAATGTGCGATTGAAGACGTCGCGATTGAACTTTCCACCAAACGTCGGGGCGTTCGACGCCGCCGCCTCAGAACTCTTCAGCCAATCGCCGTAGCCCTCGTCATCCGGGTCGGGAATGCGCGTCTTCTCGAACATCGTATTAAAGGCGTTCAGATCGAGTTTCTTCGGATTGAGTTTGACAGGTTCCACCATCGTCCAGTCTTTCGAGTCAGTAGCGCGCGAATCACGGAGCTTAGACGGTTCCTGGACGACGCCCTCTTTGCTTCTACCCCCGTGAATACGCTTGAGAATGTCCGTGAGATATGCATAGGCGCGCGTGACCGCCTCGAACTCCTGCTCGGACCCACCCTTATCCGGATGCACGCGGACGGCGGCCTTTTTATAGGCCTTGCGAAGATCCTCCTCTGTTAAAGCGACCTCCTCTTCAAGCCCGAGAACGATGAGGCAATTCTGGAAATAATTCATCGCCTTCTCGTTTTCTTTTGCCTTTGTCACATAGGCCGAAGGGCTCTGCGTCTGCTGCCCCTTGTAGGTCTGTATTTGATTCATTGTGTTACTATTGCTATTGCTATTGCTGTTATATACAGGCTGCCGCTGGGACTCGAATGAGGTTTCGCCGGGAAGGGGCGCAGGCCGCTCCCGCGCGTTCACGCGAGCCATATAGGCCAGGAGATGCGAATAGATCCCCGCCTTTCGGGCAGACTGCACGTATTCACTCCCTGCGAGCAGCGTCTGGATCATCTGTACTCGGGTCACAGGATCCGAGATAAGCAATAGTTTCTTATATATTCGTACATGAGATGGATCAAACATCTCCATCTTTGTATGAATGTTTCCCATTTGTTTGTCTGAATAAAATATGTGATTTAATTATACGAATGGAGGCCCTCAATAAATTCCTCGCGTCCATTCCAGACAAGTCGCTTTGTGGCTGGTTTTTCTTCATGTATATTCTGGCCGTTGTTTCCGCCAGTTTCCAGACCCTATACATACTGTTCCTGTACGTTCCGATTCTCATGAAAAAGAGTTCAGGTGCGAAGCTTTCCGCCATATTGGCGATGGTGATGGCGCTCGTCGTGCTCTCCATTGCCGTCTTTAACTCCCTGTTCCTCTATTCTCTATGCGACCGCTCTCTGGTGAAGAACAACCCGTAGACGAGCCGGTGTAAGAATCGGGATCTCGGGATTACATTCCCATAGCCACCGTTTACCGAGGCTGCTAAACGTGAGATCATCCGGCCAGAAGTGCGGGATTTTCGCAGGAATCGCCCGTAGTTCAGGGTCGCGTATGAGCCACCAACTATTGCTGGGAAGAACAAGAGCGAGTTGTTCTTGCGGTTTGAGACCGAGAGCTGCCACCTCTGGGGCCAACGGCATTTCGCGAGTACGTTCCAGGTACTCACGAATATCCGACCAGAGGGGCGAATACGTCCACGCATACATCCACGAACTGCTTACCGGCCGTTGGCCCGTATAATAGTCTATATTCCACTGCAGCCCTCTCAGATATTCGGCACAGCGCTCCCCGATCTCGGGGCTCGTCAGACAGCGCCCACGCTTCTCCCTATAATACCCCCCCTTCCACTCCGGCAACAGCTGTCCCGTCCGTCTAGACCACATGCGGGCCTCTTCGGCCAGATCAATCGCCATATTCTGGATAGGAAGTAAGCACTGCTCCGCATACCCCTTTGGAGGCGGCAACGGCATCTTATATTTTTTCACGAACGAGTGCTCGATGTCCGACTCCTCCGTCTGTACCCAGGCCCCAATGATACGCAGCAGGGAAGTCGCGTCCCACTTCCACAGACCGTTCTCGTCCTTAGAGAGCAGGGATGAACCGCCCTCGTGCAGATCGGAAAGGGCATTCAGGAGCCGGTCATGCCCGAAATCGCGGAGATGAATCCCGATGTTATGCGGAATGAAGTCGTTTCCGAGAAGGGACATTCCTGCGATGTAGTCGCGTATATCCCTGTCGCGCGTAGCTGTGTCGGGAAACATGACGTCCTGCATCTTCTGTATCGACATGAGTAGGTGGGGAGGGCGCTCGTTGTGATATACCAGGGGCGATTTGAGGAACTCCTGCTTCTCGCGCATGACGGACCAGGTCGTCTCTGGCCTAGCATGCAGAAGGCACAGAAGAATCAGATCGGCGTCGAGTCCATAGACGATGATATGCTTACCGGCGAGAGCCGCTGCCGGCTGTGCTCGCACCCACTCCATCAACTTCTGTTCTCCCTCTCCGGGTTCGTTCGCACTACTCACAACCCAATTACGCGGTCCCCCCATATCCTTCAGAGTGAACTCCAGGCGATCCATGAAGGCGGTTCCCGGCGTGATACAATTCGTGTCCCAGACCTCCTCGCTCTTCGGTTTTGCGCCCAGCTCGTACTCCTTTCCTGTGAGCCAGGCCCCCTTGAATCGGCGAAGGCGTTGTTGCCGGATTTTCGCCATAGGGACGACCCCGTCTACCGCGAGAACCACCTTCTCCGGCTTCCCCGAAAGAGTCCATATATAATGTACGTAGGAACGAATCTCATTTAGGAGAGCCGCCTCCCAGACCTCTCGCCCCTCGTGTGTATAGATTGGAAGTTTACGGGATTTCGCACACAAATATATTAGACAATTAAAATCCACAAGAAGAATATTGGACTTCGTCTTGTCTGTTACGTCACTCAGTATGTGCGGATACCGCTGTAAGAGATGTCTAAAATACGAAGGAATCCCCATGCCTACAAAGAAGACACAGAAATCCTTAAGGCTCATCAGAGGGGAATGGAACGTCTGAAAATGATTGTTGCAGGAGTGTTTCAAACATTTCCTGACGCCGTCTTTTTCGGAAGCGGATTTATCGCGTTGCTAACATTATCTTTTTCGTTCGCCGTATTTTTCCTGTCGCTGCTTGAGGGGACGATCCTATTTCACGCCATTCATGCACTGAATAAGAATCTCCAGATCATACGTACAGAGGTTCTGGGAGGAGAGGCTTCGAGTTGTAGGTCCGGCTTAGAAGGTACCAGTATTCAGGGCCTCTCCGTGTTTGATACAGGTGTAGGCTCGGCGTTTCCCTCAGCACATATATATACTATGTCCTTCATTGCGTCATATTTAGTGTCTGTATTGCTGTATTTTCAGGAGGAACTGGAGATTCTTTCTGCCTCTTACGGCGAGGAATTCCACACGAGAACATACATATCAGTACTCGGATTTGCCTTCCTGCTCTTTGCTCTAATGTGCTACAGACTGCTCTATAAATGTGATAGCAGCATGAATATCATTTTGTCCCTGTTTATCGGACTGTTTCTAGGAGCCGTCGTGGCGAAACAAAACGGGATGCTATTCGGTAAAGAGAGTATTAACCTTCTGGGCGTACCCATTCTTCGGCGGAGAGATGAGAATGGAAATGATCTGTATGTGTGCTCTCCGAATTCGTAAACCGTGAAGTACCGTGATGTAGGCATGTAGGCTAAGTTAGGTACACCCTTGGGGTGTACCTAACTTTGGCACATGCCGTTACCGCCAAGTACTTAACTTTGGCACATGCCGTTACGGATTTTCCTACCGGATAAGTAGGATGTCGGTCACGATAGATAAAATACGTCTACTGATGTTCGCGACGTATAATTATCTCCCTATAGTCCTGATGACAACGATGATCACCTTCGGCATAGGTCTAGGAAATATGGGAATGTTGTCTATTTTTGCCGGACAACTTACATTGATGGTTGTCGTATGGTTTCTGCGATCCCTGTTATTTTTCCAAGGAGCCAAGTCGGAATTCTATGCGTTCGTTCCGACCCAGAGATCGCATCAGTATCCCTCCATGTGGATCACCCAAGTAACATTCTTTCTCTCGTGTATTCTTGCTAACGCCGCGACTCTCTATCAGAAGGACGACACACCGAATAGTGGGAGCGATCCGGCAATCGCGTCCAAAATCTATAATCGCAAGTCAAGATGTATCATGGTGATTGTGATGGCGGCTATATTCCTTCTTGGAATGGTCGGATATCGTCTTTATGCGGAACACGTGGGTAGCGACGGGGTTGTTGGAATGTTCGGGTCGCTCGTTGCACTCGCACTCGGAGGTGCGGGAGCTACGCTCTGGTGGTGGGCTTCCACACAACCCAACATAGGTATTCAGAACATGGATATATTCGGAATTTCCCAGCAACTCGTTCAAGTAAGGCAGACGGACGTGAGAACAATGTGCGAACTTGTGGCTAACTAGCCAGTAAATTTCCGTAAGAATGAGAGCGTGTACTTAAAGGATCGGAGCGCCGCCGTAGTAATGTGAGTGCGCTGTGAAGCCGTCGTGAGATGCTGAAGGCATTCGTCCACGTCTCTCGTGAGATCGGATGAGGTCCGTTCTCCATATAGGGCGTCCATCTCCGATAATTCTGGTCCCACCTTATTCTGTTCCGCATTTATTTCCGTATGTAGTCCCCAGACCCATTTCCGCGCGGCACCTTTTGTCAACGCCGCGTCTATACGGTGCTCCCTAGACCAGCGCCTATAATGGTCCTTACAGCGCTTACACGGGATAGCATTTTCTACAGAATGTAGAAAATTCATCCAGGCGCGCTGTTCGTCGGCGATAAGAATGCTGTTTTTTTGTGTACCTAGGCGCTCGGCCAGAGTGTGTAAAATTCTCCATAGGGCCGGCCCCCAAACGACCGGGTCGGACATTTATTTCCTCGTGGAAAAATTGGACGCCGATTTCACGCGATAATATAGCACCCCCGATGCAGCGAATAGGTATACAGAAAATCTTCTGGGATTCCTTTGAACTCGTACTCAGTACACAGGCGAAACGTCTCGTGAAAGACATTGCTGACTCTTTGGGAGAGGATGCGGCGCCCCTTCTAAAGTCTATACAGTCGGAGCAGGTGGGCGTCTATTTGTTCGAAGAGACGGAGGACACGGACACGTCCTATATGGAAATGCGATGTAGTCACTGCACCCCCATTCTGACGATGCCGCATTTCGTAACACAGTGCATGGAGCCGGTCATCTGGTCGGCAAATCCGAGTGGCCGAGTGGCGACCTGCCTCCAACACGCTCTTCATCCCTGTCCGAAACAGGACTCATGGTTGACCCTAAGCCCCTTTGTATACGAGGATACTACGTATTATGTGGATGCCGGGAATGAGCGTGTCTACGATGTAAACGGTGACTTGTGCGGGACCTATAAAAATGGGCGGATCCGTGTATTCATTGTCCCCGCCGCCTGAGAAAAATTGAGTATATTTTTGCTTATTAGACGATAGCAATGGATGCCCCGTTCTCTCTTGGAAGAGTGCGCGCACGCGGGCGCAAACGAGCCTCGAAACCCCTAGAAGTACACTGTAAAGCCACACGTAATCTACCGCCGATCCGGAGTAGTTACATTGTTCGCACGGAACATGACGATACATTTATGGGTCCGTTTTTGAGTCTTACACGTACAATGTATCCTTCAGATGTATTCGGCTATTGTATGCAGCATTTACTCGCTATTGAATCAACGCCACTAAAGTTGGGGCAACTTGATCCCGGGTTTACAGGGAATTTTACTCCCTGGACGCGCGATGAGAAATCGCTCGGTATCATACACGATTGTTTAATGCGTAACCAGGAATTTCGGTGGCGTATGCGGCAACTCATTCTTCGGTGGAGAATCGCCAAGTGCCAGCAGATGAATACAGATGATATATTTACATGCGAAGTCCCGCAAAAGCTAGTGACAATCTACGACTGGAAGCAGCGCACGAAATACATGTTTGAGGCAACCACTGTTTACCGTGACATTTCATCGAAACTCCGCCATGCTACCGGGCTATTCGTGGGTCCACTGGTCCCCAAGAATCCGTTCACAAACGGCGAACTAACGTACGGCCAAATCCATTTCGCCGTCGAGGCACTTATTCGCCACGGCTTCCATAACTGGATCTTGGACGCCTTCAAAAAGTGCGAGTATAATACTATACGACTGCTGGAATTCTACGAATATCCGTTGAAGCACGATAACCTTGTACGGCTCTTTCATACTCCCACCGATCTAGAAACCGTGGAGCTGGTATATGACTGTATATGTGAGGAGTATATTCACCATGCTGTAGTACTTCCCTATAGGATTGGATGGCGTCTTGCTTTGGAGAGTCGCCCGAACATGCCGCTTATACAGAAGTGGCGTGGGCTGGCCTTGAGGAGAGAAAAGCTGTTGTGTCGGTATGAGGATGGCGAGTATCTCCGATACAGGCTACAGGAAATACACCGAGACAGTTATGATCTCATCATCTCGTCGGTGAAGGAGATTGGGGACATTTATAGGGAGCATCTGAACAAAAATCAGCCGACGACAAACACAACTATAAATACAAACATCGGACCAACATTGGTTCCAACGGCTCGTTACAGCGACATATTCACATTCACCGACTGGTATAACTACCTATCGGGTCCATTGCCTATCGTTCCAACTCTCAATCTCTCGTTCCTATTGAACGGCCAACCAGTCTATGATGACGAGGATCCGCTTGAGGGGGAAAATGATTTGGCGGATATTGTCATTGATGAAGATTAGATGCCTACATGGCGGTAGTCCACGCGCTTCGGCGAAAGATCCCACGAGCCAATGTGGATTTCAAGGCGATTATAGGCATCTGTGATGCCCGCTTCAAATGACTCTGGTGGCTGATTCCAGCATTCGGCCAACTTTTTTACGGCGCGCTCTGTCCCGTTCCAGATGAGCTTAGACGGTGCCGTCGCCCAGAACACCTCCAAGTATCTTTGGAAGGTATTACCCTCTGTGGAGAAACCATGCGACTTCTGCCGATCCTTGGACGACCACTCATCCGGAATGTCGTCGGGGAAATACGTATCGTGTTGGCTACGGTGGAGTTTATCGAGCCAGAAGGGGCTCATGGAGAGTGATCGGCGCCAATCGAGCATGATGTCGGACTCTGTGGAGGTGGCGGTGTCCTGCGCGCGGGGGGCCATTCTGCCACGCTCGGTGTGCCAGTAGAGACAGTCGGTCGGCACGGTGAGAATACGGCGCTTGCGCATGGATAGGGTGGCCCGCCTGTTCCATTCGGCCACGTAGGCTTGGTCGAGGGGGCCCCGCTCGGCTACCTCCTTGAGCTCGGCCCTTGAGGTCGCTACGAGAATTGCGAAAGCGCGAAAGGGCCAGACGAACTCGGCGGACCAAATGGGCTCTAGTACTTCGCTGATCTTCTCAATAAGAGGAATCATGTGAATTTCACAGAGGAGCTCCTCGGCGCGTCCGGTCTCCCAGAGCGGCGCGGAGAGATTCCATGCGAACTCGGACTTTCGCTGGAGAACGGCGCGTACAAATGCGGTCTCGTGCTCATTCAGGTCGCGTTCCTTTAGGCACTCGGATAGAACGTTCCGCTTCACGTAGTCGGGCGTCGTGGTAGTCTGGGTCATCCCGAGTACTTGGAGGGCGAAGACGCTGGTATCCTTGGGTGACCTTGCCAGCTCGGTCACTAAGGCGATGATGTCGTGCTCGGTCGGAGAGTCCTCAATGACTTCGATCAGCCAGCCGAGCCAAGAAATGTTCTGGACTCCTACGTAATTCAGCCAAACGGACAGGAGAGTTTGGAACAACTTGATATCCATATCGGAATCGGTCGCCTCTTGGGCCCAATCAAGCGCCTCGGCGGCATTCCCTCGGATCAGAGACAGCCGGAGGGCGGCAAGAACCTCGTCTTCGCGGTACAGATTGCGGGTGAGTGACATAGTCTTTGGTATGTTGGTACGTATGAAGAGATATGGACCAGGTTCAATTTTATTTCCGTTTTTCGTCTCACGTGACACGGGGTCAGCCCATGAAAAATAACAGCCACACATCACGATAATCAAAGCGCCTGCAACTCCTTCAGCCGTTCCGCCGTAGCGATATCCTGTAGTTGAATACACGTTATCACGTGATAATGAAACGCGGTGAGTGAATTCGTATTTTTTCCACAGAGCTTACACCGGTGCCCCGCATCGGACAGATCTAATGCCGCCTGTGCCTCGTCTCCACAATGCCGCCTCACAAAGTGTATGAGAAGATTCGCCTTCGTGAGAGTCCCCTTGAATTCACAGCCGGGCACATTACACCGCATGAGCCGTTCATTCTCCACGCTATGTTGCGCGCGCTTATGTAATTCCAACGTGGAGGCGTGTAGGAATCCTTTCTTGCAGAACGTACACTCATGCGGAAGCCGCGTCTCGTGCTTTTTCAAATGGTAGTGCATCGTATTCTGATTCTTCTTCGTAACGTTACAGTGAGGGCAGACAAAGAGCCCCTCCGCGTTTTTCGTGTAAGAATAGGTCATGGTTCAAATACGGTTACAGGCCCCGGCGGGTTCAATTTTTTTAGTTGCAGCACGACGATCGTTCGCATGGTTCCATCTTTGCCGGCATGCTCCCTTCTCATTCTGCCCACAATCTCATATTTCCCGTACCAGACATATTTGGTCCTCTTCCCGTCCTTCTGAACCCGGTACAAATATATATGTTCGGTCTTCTCCGGGTTTAACAGCGGCTCGTTGAAGTGCCTCTCATTTTCGTCCTGATCCCCATTATGGCCGAACAGGGTATATTGCGGATTCTCCATATCGCTCATGTCGTCGTCGTAATACTCGGTGTCATCGACCGATTTCAAGATCGTCGTCTTCTTCTCAAGCCTCGGGTTGATTCCGGCGCCCGTGAACGGTTTACAGCCGGTCTGCGCGATAATATGCTGCTCCATTCCCTCGGGCCCACTCCACTTTGTAAATTCCATCGGACTATACTATATGCCGATGGAATGCGTCATCAATTTTTATTACTAAGGCCGGGTAATACTGTATTGGAGGTCGATCTCATTCATTTTCATATCGTATTTGGTGATTATGAATTTGCAGTATTTCTCACCCACAATTCGCCCATGACTCTTTCTGAACTCTGCCAACTCATCGATTCGGTTACCATACAATTCGGCATATTCGTAGTTCATTATAGCAAACTGGTCATTCGTTCCTTCATAGTGGCTGTGATTGGGTATGTGGACCATATCGGGATTTGCCGTAATCGTAACTATAGGTAAATCATTCTGAAGGGTGACATCCGGCCGTATAAACATTACAAACTTGAACTTGTCTCCCTTGACAACACAGTCTCTAACCATACGAAACCCCCGTTTTTGTGATTCCAACATACATAGGTGATTCGAGACCATTTTAGGAAGCCATTCACCACTTTTGGAATGTCCGATCGTGGCCCACACGTCCTTATAGAAATAATTATCCATATTGACACTCTCTAAGAATTCGCCTTCATCGTCTAGGGCATAGAAGTCAGGAGATAGTAATTTATACTCATCATAATCTATTTTCTGCGATATGACTTTATCCCAGACATTCTGCGTATCATCTTTTGTCTTCCATGTATGCATGAATGTTCTACAGCTTAAATTTACAGCCTTTAATACATCGAATACGTGCTGCTTGTGACTTTCATATGTCTTTTTGACGGATCGTGTTAGTCCGAAATAGACGATGGCAAAATCGTACTCCATTATACATAATCTACGCATTTATATCGCAACAAAGAAACGCGAATTCCGGTCTAAAACCGCCTACATACGACAAGCAGCATGATTACAATACTCACACTCGTTATAGGCCACGACTTCCGTAAGGCTCTAAAAGGCTGTTTGGACTCCAAACGGGACTATGCGGAAAGGCACGGCTACAACTACTTCGAGGGGGCTGAAGAATACTGGGATCGTTCGAGGCCGATTCCGTGGTCCAAGGTCTCTTTTGTCCTGGCCGAATTATCCAAACTCCCGGATGGGGCGATTCTCTGGCTCTCCGACGCCGATGTCCTCATAACCAATCCGGCACTGCGCCTCGAAGACCATATTTTACCCCACTTTCCGGCGGAGAAAGATATGTTGATGACAATTGACTCGTGCGGCCACCTGAATTCAGGTAATATGTTCCTGCGTAATTCGCCCTGGCTCCGCGACTTCTGGAAGCGCGTGGGCGAGCAGACGGATCTCACGTATCACGTCTGGTGGGAGAATGCCGCAATTATTAAATTGCTGGAAGTGAATCGGGACGACCTAAAGCGTGTAGAAATTACGTCCGATCACACGCGGTTCAATTCGTATTTACAGGGACTTCCTGGAAAACGGCTCTGGAGTCCGAGCGATCTTCTCGTACATTTTGCGGGTGTGTATGATCTGGGGAGAATTCGGGGTCTCGTGGACGCAATTCGCAGCGGGAAAATTCCGAGACTGTCTTTAGCCGACCCGAGAAAAATCTCCTATATAAATATAAATGAGCTCTAATCCCTCTATGCCTCCTGGTGCCCCTATGATGCCTGGCGCGTCTCCTATGATGCCTGGCGCGTCTCCTATGATGCCTGGCGCGTCTCCTATGATGCCTGGCGCGTCTCCTATGATGCCTGGAGGCCCTGCAACCTATAATCCGGGGCAGATGTCCTCCACAACAACCATGATGGGCGGCCGTCGCCGTCGCGGTAAGAAGCACGGCACTCGTCGTCACAGTGGCGGGCAGATGAAGATGCCGAATGGCGCCATGCACGGCGGCCAGATGAAGATGCCTAACGGGGCCATGCAGGGCGGCCGCCGCCGTCGCGGTAAGAAGCACGGCACTCGTCGCCACCGTGGCGGTGCGGCGCCGTCCACTGCGGGATCTGGCCCTGTGATGAAAGGCGGCGCGATGCCCGCGGTCGGCTCCAAGGCGCAGGTGTGGCACGGCTCGGCGCGCCACACGTCCGGCGGCCTCACGAAGAAGGATCTGATGAAGCACAAGGGCCGCATTATCTCGAAGCGCAAGCACGCGCTCGGCAAGAAGGCGCTGAAGAACCTGGTGAAGGCCGGCTACAAGGCGAAGAAGGGCACGTTCAAGCTCTTCCGTAAGTAACGTCTAGTAACGTCTAGTACTAAAGTTAAGTACTCCCCATAGATAAGGCCACTCTGTGGCCTTATGATATTGGAGTGACTTAAACTTTTCGTTCTAGCCATCAGAGCCAAGTACTTAAATTAAGTA